CCAGCTGGTCATATTGATGAAGGTGAGGACTCATTAACCGCTGTTTTAAGAGAAGTTAAAGAAGAAACAGGTTTAACAATCATATCACAAAAAGAGCTTTCCATTAATGATTATCGTGATGATGCACCAAAGGAGCCTTGTAGTCGTGGGGTAATAAATCACATTTGGAAGTTGTATGAAATTAAAGTAGCTGGTGATTTTATAGTTAAACATGATGAGGTTAAGTCTATTGGTTGGTATTCTGTTGATAAAGTTAGATTATTAAAATTGGAATTAATTTGGAGATATTGGTTGATGAAGCTCAATATTATATAAGTTGCATATATCGATATAAAATAGTAACTTTGCTATTATGGTAAATGATAATGAAATAACAGCTAAATGGGCCAAAGATACTACCCAAAACGTTTTAGGTGTTAAGATAGAGAAACAAATAAATGATTGTTTACGAGGTATTAAAAACGCTGTTTCTAGAAATGAAATGTCGGTCAATATTGATATGTATGCTGACCAACTAACAAAAAAAGAGTTAGAAAAACGTGGATTTAAAATACGTCAACATAGCGACCAAAGAGAAGGTAGTTTTTTAAATATAAATTGGGAATAATTATGGTGGAATTTAAAGAATTATTAGCTAATCCATGGTATGCAGCTGTGTTGATATTCATCACACAGATTTTAATGCTGTATTTGAGAACTATTAACATACTATACACTACTAATAATAATATATTTGGTGCTATATGGTCTAATAACGGTGTGGCGATTACTTGGTTATTATCAATGACAATAGGTATGAATTCAGTACTTACAGGTCAATGGCAACCAATCACTGCTTTTCTGATAGGTGGTAGTATTGGGACATACTGGGGTATGAAAAATGATATTAAAAATAAAAAAAATGAGAGTAAAGGACTTCTTAAGGGTTGAAAATCTACATAATGGTAGAATGATATCAGAATCAAAAAGTGGGTATCGTGATAACAACCCTAATAGTGTTGTTTATTATAATGCTAATATTATAACCATTAATGATGGTAAGGTTTGGTACGGTGACCTAGATTTAACCAAAGATGGTGATACACTTAAACGTGTTAGTGAGTTATTGGGAGAGAGATTATATATTCTTCGAGAATCTGATTGTAGATTTGAAAGTGAGGATATGTCTATATCAGAAACTATAAAAAAATCGGTTTGGGATACGACACAAGAAATACCATTTAAATAATTTGCCCATTTCATTTATTTTTAGTACCTTTACGATATGATATACACAGAAAAAACTTACAAAGAGGCCAGAATGGTTGCAGTTAAAGCCCATTCAAATCAATCCTATGATGAAATTTTTCCATATGAAAAACACATAGATGATGTCGTTGATGTATTAAAAAGATTTGGTTTTTCTGGTAAGTATATTGTGGGTGGTTATCTACACGATGCGATTGAAGATGATGGTATCAGTTTTAATGACATAAAAAAACATTTTGGTATTGAGGTTGCTGAAATGGTTTATTGTGTTACTGATGAGTTAGGAAGAAATAGAAAAGAAAAAAAAGCTAAAACATTACCTAAAACAGCTAGTAATTCAGATGCTATTATACTTAAGTTGGGTGATAGAATTGCCAATATTGAACATGGCGGTAAGATTGATATGTATGCTGAAGAATATGGTGAGTTTAAGGGTGCTTTATTTTTAAACACACCAGTTGATGCCAAACCAATGTGGTTTCATTTAGATGTATTACTTAAAGTAAAATCAGTAAATGAAACAATAGAAAATTAAATATGAGTATTAGAAAAATCTTTGATGAAATAAGTGCTGAACCCAGCACAAATCAAAAAATGGTAATCCTTGCTAAGTACAAGGATAATGAGTTATTAAAGCGTGTATTATACTTGGCTAACTCAAAACGAATTAAGTTTTATATTAAACAGATTCCTGATTATATACCTGATAATGATTCACCAGAAAGTTTAACTTGGGGGTTAGATGGTTTAAAACAATTATCCGAAAGAGAAATCACTGGGCATGATGCTTTAAAATGGCTTGGGGTTACAATGAGTGGTGTTTCATCTGATGATGCTTATATTATTGAAAGAATTATTGAAAAAGATTGTAAGATTGGTATGGGAACAACCTTTATCAATAAGGTGTTTCCTAAATTAATTGAAGATACACCGTATATGGGTGCTAAATCGTTTGATGAAACTATGGCTCGTAAAATATTTGAAAATGGAAAGAAAGGCCACTCTCAAATAAAAATGGATGGTCGCTATTGTAATGCTATTATTCGTAATGGTGATATTGAATTGGAAAGTCGTCAAGGTGAACCAACAATTGTAACTGGTGCTAAGTTTCTTTTAGAACTTTCTAAGTTTAATGATTCTGTTTTAAATGGTGAATTAACCATGGATGGTGTTCCACGTTATGAAAGTAATGGGATGATTGCATCTATTATTGATATTTGCGGTAAAAAAAGTGAACGTAGCGATAAAGAAAACGAAAAGAAACTTAAAGCTTTTGAAGCGAAGCATGGTAATTTTGAAACAGCGTTAAATAAAATTCGTTATACTGTATGGGATACAATTACAGTTGATGAATATTTTGATAAGAAGTCAAAAGTACCTTATTACAAACGTTTGGATAATGTAAAAAAATATATATCTGATGCTAATTCCACAATGGTTCGTGTAATAGAATCTAAAGAGGTTAATAATTATGCTGAAGCTATGGAACATTTTCAAGAAGTTCTAGCTAGTGAAGTTGACGGTGTACCACAAGAAGGAACAATCCTTAAAGCATTTAATGGTGAGTGGAAGGATGGTAAACCTAATTGGCAAATTAAAATGAAACTTGAAATGGACGTTGATTTACGTATCACTGGTTTTAACTATGGTGATGAGGGAACAAAAAATGAACATTTAATATCTAGTTTTAATGCTGAATCATCTGATGGGTTAGTTAAAACACGCCCACAAGGTCTTAAAGAAGAAACGATGGGGTACGTAACCAAAAATCAAGAAAAATTATTGGGTAAAATATTACAATGTAGATGTAATGGCCTATCAAAAAATTCAAAAGGTAATTATTCACTTCTTTATCCATCATTTGTAGAATTGCGTACTGATAAAGATACTTGCGATACTCTTGAGAGTATTAAAGAAATTGAAAATATGGTAAAAACATTAATAAATTAATATAATTGAGAATAAAACCAACAAACCAAAATGAAAAAATTATTACTACCACTATTATTTATAATAACCACTACTGCTTTTAGTCAAGATAACGCTATAAAATATTTCGGTGGGATTTATGATAATCAATTATATTTTAATTGGGTGTTACATAATGAAGATACTTGTTATTATTTAATAGAACTTTCAGATGATGGGGAATCATATTATAAAATCAAATCCGATTATATCACCCCAATGGTGGTGGCTGTAATGCATAGCATAAAGATTCCAGCTTGTGGTTCAGAATTATGTGTTAGGGTAATAGCAAAAATGAATGGGGTTATATTAGAATATCAACCAGAAATTTTTGAAGAAGGTAAATATACTAAAACATCCAATATTAAACCAATGAAGGGTAGAGTCATTCACGCTAATTTTTAAATAATTATGAGAAAAATACTTACGATAACATTAATTTATTTAACAACTATATGTTATTCACAATCAGACTCAAAAAGATTAAACACTTACACGTCTATTGGTGTTTCATTAACCAATAGCGATGATTTTAAATCAACAACATATCCATCAGTTGAGTTTGGGGTTACACATGAAAACCTAAGTTTAGGGTTAATCATAGGTCGTGGAAGTTTTTCTGGGTTAGGTGGGTCTTATGATAATATTCAAAATTATTATTATGAAACTAAAGCAACAGCATCATATCCAATACAAAGACTTAATTTAAATTTAGTATTAGGATATGGTGGGTATATTAATAAATCACACATGTTTATTGAATATGGGGTTGGTTTTTCTTTATCACAAGGTAAAATGAATTATGGTTTAACTTATAGTAATTGGGATGCGGTTAATTATATCACCCCGTGTATAACATTTAATTTTTAATTAATTATGATATTACTAGAAAGGTAAAATCAACACTTGATAAACAATCAAGTATGTGTTTGACCAGTATCAAAAACACCCTGAAAAGATACTGGAAGATAAATTTGGTGAATTGAAATAATTTCACTACCTTTGTAGTTATGATAGTCAACGTAGGTTCAAGGGTTACTTATAGGTATATTGAATCAAATACCACTCAGTATGATAGGAAAATATTATCTACTAATGAGTCTAATACTATTAGAGCTAATAAAAAAATGTGGATGGTATTAGGTGGGAAAGATAAAAAAGAATTTGAGGTAAATAATAAAACTAAATTTGAGTTAGATGAGATAGCAGAAGATTCAGCATTAGGGGTTGCAATTATAGGATTAGGTGTTGG